GCCTATATGGGCATCGGTGCTAACAAATCGTTGGCGTCACGCGACGAAATACAGGCCGCACAATCACGGCAACCAACGAAACTTGCCCCGGTTGTGCCGATTGCCGATGCCGAGGTGCCGTTTTCCGACGAGGCGCCGCGCGACGAGGCGTCAAACAAACAATTGGGCATGATTAGGGCGTTGGCGCGCGGGCTAGGTTTTACGACCGACGATCAAATCAAAGAGGCTGTTGGTGCGGCGTTAGGTCGAACGCTAACATCGTTGCACCAAATGACCAAACGCGACGCCAGCAAAGTAATTGACACATTTAAACAACCGCAAACGGAAAACTAAATAACGGGCATGACCTAAGCCGTTTGCACGGCGGTTGGTGACACACGGCAACGTGGGTAGATGACCTATGCGCGAGCACAGGTCAGGCAAAACAACGGTTTGAAGTAGGGTGCTGTGCGAGGCAAAACAGCGGGCGGCCCTTACAGGTGGGTCTAATCGTCGACAAACAAAAGTTGACATACAACAAACAAACCGCAAACATAAACTTAACAACATGATCAACACGAAACAAACGAGGGCAAGCGCGACAGCGCGCGCCAGCAAATGAGCGCCGGCCACAAAGACGGGCGCTACCTGAAAAACAGGCGGGTCGTGTTGCAAGGCAACCCGGTATGCCATTGGTGCAAACGCGCACCAGCCACCCAAGCCGACCACATCATTGAACTAGATCGAGGCGGCGGCAACGAATTAGAAAACCTTGTGCCAGCATGCGCCAAATGCAACAACAAACGCGCACATTTATACTCAAGCGCCAAAGCAATGCAAAAAAACACGGCACGGGCCGAAGCATTACGCGACAACGGCATAGAAATAAAAAAAACAAAAACGGTTTTTTATACGCAAACGCAAACGCCCCCGACCCAATCATTCTCTATCCCAAATGACCAGCCCGAACCAGCCGGGATTGGCCGTGCTTGGCCGCGATTGGAAACGGTGACGGCCGATCATGCCGGTTCGTTCGGTGCCGATGTCGCCGAGTGGTCTACCCTGCACCTAAACATTGACCTGATGGATTGGCAACGCCGTGTTTTGGACGGTCAATTGGCGTTCGATGACGGCGGTGATTTGTTGCATCGTTATTCGTTGGTGTCGACGGCTAGACAAAACGGCAAAACGGTCGCGCTCGCGGCGCTGGTCGGCTGGTGGTTGACGAATATGGGTGCGATACGGGATAAACCCCAAACGGTGTTGTCGACGGCGCACCGACTCGATTTGGCGGTCATGTTGTACGACTATTTGGCGCCTATTTTGCAAAAACGGTTTAACGCCAAATTGATGTCTAGTTACGGGCGCAACAGCGTCACCATGCCGGACGGGTCGCGCTGGTTTATTAGGGCGGCGAACAATTCGGTCGGTCATGGCATGTCGGCTAGCCTGATCGTCGCCGACGAATGTTGGGATATTGGCCGCGATGTCGTTGACGGCGGTTTGTTGCCGGCGCAACGGGCGCAACGGTCGCCGCTTTTGTCTATGTGGTCGACGGCCGGCACCGAGGCGTCGACGGCGATGTTGCGTTGGCGTGAACAAGGTTTGCGACAAATCGACAAGGCCGAACCGTCAAGCCTTTATTTTGCCGAGTGGTCGCCGCCGCCCGAAATGTCGCCGATGAACCCCGACGCGTGGGCCTATGCAAACCCGGCGTTGGGTACGACGCTAGAAATGAAAACAATTGAGGCCGAATCCGAAAACCCTGATCGAGTGTCGTTTTTGCGGGCGTCCTGCAACCTATGGGTTGCCAGCGATAAATCATGGATTCAGCCGGGCGTGTGGTCGCAATTGCGTTACGACGACCCGCTACCGGCTGGCGGTGTCGTCGCCGTTGAATCGTCGTTGGTCGACGAACGCTATTTTGGTGTCAAATGCGTCGTGTTGCCCGACCGTCGAACCGTCGCAACCGTCGCGTTCGTGTGCGACACATACGACCAAATGTTGCAAGAAATCGCCGACATCGGCAAAGACCCGACGATCAAATTCGCTATAGCGCCGTCAATCGACATTCATTGGCCCGTTGCGTTTGAGCGTCGCCGCATCGTCGTCGGCTACGCCGAAATCCTTAAATTTACGCCGCGCATACGGTCGATGATTCACGAAAAATTGTTGTGGCACACAGGCGAAACGATGCTTGCCGAACATGTGCAACGCGCGGTTGCGGTTAGGTCGCAAAACAGTATTGCGTTGTCGTCGCAACGATCACCCGGCCCTATCGAGTTGGCGCGCTGTCTTGTGTGGGCGTCGGCGCTCGCGTCAAGGCCGACCACGACAGGTAGACCGATGATTGTAGTAGCGGGCAACTAGCATCGTTGCGGGTGGCCGCCGCTTGATCTACTTTCCCGATTTCGGGGCGGCCGCCTATACACACCCGACGCCCTGATCGGTGGCATACTTTGGGCATGGCAATTTTCGGGCGTACACGCAAAGCGGCCGTGTCGCCGCAACCGTCAAAAGCGGCGGCCGCAGGCGGCGCGTTGTATTCAAGCAACAACAACGGCGGCGCCGGAATGATCGGCCAATACTACTCGTATGTCGAAGGCACGGCCCGCAACCGTGCAATGAGCGTGCCGACAATCAGCCGGGCGCGCGATCTTATGGCCAGCGTCATAGGTTGCATGAACCTAAAAATGTATAACGAAATTTGGAACGGTAACGAAATGGAAAAATTGCCGTTGGCGCCGCGCACATGGTTGCGACGCATCGACCCGGCGTTGCCAAACAATTTTATTTTGTCGTGGACATTCGACGACCTGTTTTTTTTTGGTCGCGCGTTTTGGTACATCACCAGCCGCACCGCTGACGGCTACCCCGCGTCGTTTACGCGCTTGCCGGCCGCAATGATACAGACGCTTGATCAGTCCGGCCCGGTGTGGTTCGCGCCGTCAAAACAAATCATGTTTCAAGGCGGCGAACTAAACCCCGATGATGTGGTGCAATTTTTATCGCCAATTCAAGGCATTATTTACATGTCGGAAATGGCTGTAGCAACGGCGTTAAAACTTGAGGCGGCCCGCTATCGCAATTCGTCGAGCGCTATACCTGCCGGCGTTTTGCGGCAGACGGGCGGCGAGCCGTTGAGCGCGCAAGAATTGGCCGATTTAGCGGCGGCGTTTAACGCGGCCCGCGAAACAAACCAAACCGCCGCGCTAAACGAATTCGTTACCTACACGGAAACGATGACCAGCCCCGACAAAATGTTGTTGATCGAATCAGCCGAATTTCAGGCTATGGAAATGGCCCGCTTGTGCAACATACCGCCGTACCTTGCCGGCGTATCGGTCGGGTCGTACTCGTACCAATCAAGCGCCGAAAGCCGAATGGATTTGTGGACATTCGGCGTTCGCGCCTACGCCGATTGCATCGCCAGCACACTTAGCCAAAACAATGTGTTGCCAAACGGCAGTAATGTCGAATTCGATGTTAAACAATATTTGACGGGCGAATATGCGATTGATGAAATGCGCGAAACACAAACCGAAACCGAAGTAGTATTGCCGGCATGATTAGATTAACCCCTACATCGATCACGGTTGACGCGGCGGCGGCAGACGGTTTGCCGTCGCGCTCAATCACAGGCGTCGCCGTTACTTACGACGAAACAGCAACCGTTTTAGACGGCACAAAAGTAAGGTTTTTGCAAGGCTCGTTGCCGGTCACGGGCCGCGACCCAAAACTGTATATGCAACACGACCCGAACCAAATCGTTGGCAAAGTCGTCGAGCGCGTCGACACGGCGCAAGGCATGATGTTCACCGCCAAAATCAGCGCTACACGGCTAGGCGACGAAGCCTTAACGCTGGCCAATGACGGCGTGATCGACGCCGTGTCGGTCGGCGTAACCCCCACAAAATTTAGGTACGACGACGAAGGCGTAATGATTGTAGAGGCGGCCACATGGCAGGAATTATCGCTGGTCAGCGAAGGCGCGTTTAGCGGCGCGGTCATCACCGATGTCGCCGCCAGCGCACCCGACGACCCGGCCGCAGAGGGTATCCCACAAACCGAACCCGAAGCCGATATACAATCAACACAACAACAAACGAAGGAACCTGAAATGACCGACAAAAACGAAACCCCAATCGTCGAAGCCGCAACCGCGACCGTCGACAAACTTTGGGCGCAACCAGCGCGCGAATTCAAAATGCCGTCACCCGGCGAATACCTAGCGGCAATGCACATCGGCGGCGACACATACGCAAAAGTCAATCAAGCGTTTCAATTTGCAAATCGCAAAAACCAAAGCGCGTTGCAAGCCGCCGCAGGCGACATTCTCACCACCGACACACCCGGCCTTTTGCCGGTGCCGGTGCTTGGGCCGCTGTTCCAAGATTTAAATTTTGTTCGCCCGGTCGTCACGGCGTTAGGCGCTCGCGCCATGCCGAACACGCCGAGCAAAACATTCATTCGACCAACGATCACGACGCACACCAGCGCCGCAACACAAACCGAAGGCGCCGCCGCATCAGCGACGACAATGGTCATTGCGTCAAATGTTGTTACAAAAACGACTGTTGCAGGTCAAGTCACTTTGTCCGTGCAAGACATGGATTTTACCGACCCGGCCGCAATGAACCTGATTTTGAACGACCTTGCAGGCGAATACCTGATCGCAACCGACAACATCGCGGCCGACAACATGGTCGCCGGCAAAACGGCGTCAGGTTCGACATGGACGGTCACGGCGGGCAACCCGACCACGCTGGTCAATTCGTTGTTCGACGCGGCGCGCGAAATTGCCGAGGACAGCAACTATTTCCCGACGCACCTGTTTGTTTCACCCGATGTTTGGGAAAAACTTGGGTCGCAACTTGACAACAGCCTACGCCCGTTGTTCCCGGCCGTAAACGGACAAAACTTTGTCCAGCAAAACGGACTTGGCACGGCGTCGGGCAATTTGACCTACAACGCGATGAACCCGCTAGGTTTGCAACTTGTCGTCGACAACAACTTTGCGGCAAGCACAATGCTTGTTGTTTATGCGCCCGGTTTCGAGGTGTACGAACAGCAAAAAGGCATTTTGTCGGTAGAGGTACCGTCGACGCTCAGCCGCACATTTAGTTACTACGGCTATTTCGCCACATTCGTCGCCAAATCGTCGTTTATTCAATCAATCGCAATCGCCTAATCGTGGGCGGCCAAACCGCCTATGGCAACTTATAAATCGTCCAGCAAACAATTGCTAGACAACTACGCGGTCGTCGCCACGCTTGAGGCGACCGAAATTGCGTTGGGCGAATCGGTCGCCGTGTCAGGTTTGGGCGCGCCGTTCAACGGCACATTTACGGTGTTGGCGTTGCCGCAATATTTGTTCGTCGGCGTCGACGCGACAACCGGCGCGTTCATCTACAACGAAAATGTGCCGGTCGCAAACCAATTTTTGTACGCCTGCACGGGCGCCAATGTCGAATTCGTCGTAGATTTCGCCGGCACAATCACCTACACGCAAACCTGCACATGGATAACGGCGGGCGACATCGAGGATTGGATCGGCATTGGCACGGCGACGGCGGCCGACACGACATTTTTGACAATATGCGCTGAAGCCGCCAACGCGTTTTGTTACAGGCGCCGACAGGAGGTCGGATATTTTGACAGCCTGACGACCGTGCCTAGTCAAGATGTTAAATTGGCAACACAAATGTACGGCGGCGCCCTGTACCGTCAACGCGGTTCGATCACTGATTTCGCGTCGTTTGACGGCATGTCAACCGGGTCGACAAACGGTTTGTCGCCAATAGTTAAACAACTTTTAGGTGTTGACCGACCGCAGGTTGCCTAATGCCCGTCGCGTTCACCGACCTGTTCAACGAGGCGTTGGACGATTTAACGGCCACGCTAGTCGCCGTTACGGGCATGCCGGCTGTTGTCAACGACCCGCGCAACATGCAACCGCCATGCGTTTTTATTGACGCGCCGTCATTCGACGCATGGAACTACAACATCGTTAAACTGATGTTTCCGGTC